GTTGTTGAGTCAACCAAGTCATCATGCTCGCCTGATGGGAACGACGCAATCTCATCTACAAGCTCTTCAGCCCAACGTGTGCGTGGAACCCAAACTTTGCCAGAGGCGATTATGTCACTGACGCTATTTAATCGTGCAAATTTATCCTGCCCTTTACTCGGCGTATATTCACTCACTGGAATACCCATAGCCCGCAAGTCATAGATTAGCGGCGCACCTGACGCCTTCTTCTCAACTATCAACGTATCTGGCTCATACTCGTTGTACTCACGTAGCACATCACGCTTTAGTTCTGGAAACTCAACACGTTTCTTATATGTGTTCAAGAGGATCAGATATTTCTGGCTGTCCTTGTGGTGCGTAAACACACCCCACGTCGTGCCCGCACTGTAGTCGGCCCTATTGTTCTTCTCGAACGCGGTATCCCATGCTTGGAGTATGTACTCACATTCAGGGGGATTGTCTTCCTCCCACCACTGCCACCAGTCACGCTTAATAATAGCGCTCTCGTTACCTACTGGGTTCTGCTGATACTGTGCTTGCCACTTGCCGTTAGGCAGTTCTTCCCGTAGGGCCTCTAATTCAGCCAAAGACCAAAAACTAGGCCATAAGGGTTTACCACTAGGTAGGATCGCCGGAAACTCAATCACTTCCCACCCTTCGCCGCCCCGTTGTGCGTCGGCCTTTAACACTTGGCCTGTCAGGTCGCGTTGAGACCAGCGAGTCATCACTATAACAATAGAACCCCCCGGCTGCAAACGCTGCCTTGGACCAGATGTATACCATTCGTATACCTTGTCGTAGATTTCTGGGCTCGTCGCAGCTAGTGCAGCTTCCTGTTCTGAGTGTGGGTCATCTATTATTAGTATGTCAGCGCCTTTTCCTGTAACAGCACCGCCCACACCGATCGCAAAGTAGTCACCTCGTTGGTTTGTATTCCATCTACCGGCAGCTTTCGAGTCAGCTTGTAGCCCAACACCCGGAAAAGTGTCTGAAAACACGTCGGAATCCACCAAGTTACGCACTTTTCGACCGAAACCAACCGCTAATTCGGCTGTATGGCTGGTTTGAATTATTTTTTTCTCTGGAAAGTTGCCCAAAAACCACGCTGGAAGTAAATATGACGCAAATTCTGACTTTGTATGTCGTGGCGGCATGTTAATGATGAGCCTTTTGCACTCACCACGCGCTACGCGCTCGAAAGCATTAGCCATTCTCTTGTGGTGCGCCCCTTCAATGAAGTGAGGCCACACTTTTTTTACAAAAGTCATGAATGAACCCCTCGCCTCTTCGCGTTCTTTCAATATTTCATGCTCTTCTACTGACGCATAGAGGTCTCTTGCCTCCGCATCAGACATATTTGGTATCTTTTGCAGTAGTGCTCTAAGTTCAGCGGACGTCATCTTCTCTTTCTTGAGTTTTTTGCGCTGCTGTCTTTAAATTTTGCACTCTTATTTCTTCTCTCTCACGAGCTAAAGCGTCTAACTCTACGTCTACTTCGTCGATTACTTCTTCCTCTAACTCAATTCCTAACTCTTGGGCTAGTCTTGGAGTGACATCTTCTACATCCGAACCCAATAATCTACTTATCTTCTCTTGTAGCACCAGTTTAATGTCCCCGCTAGATCGATGAGTAATAGTAACTTCGGATTTTTCTGTGAAAGCACCTACATCACTCATCTTTCCAAAGAGTTCTAATGCTCGTAGTTCTATCTTGTTATCTCCGCAGTCGGAAATTTCCAAGAGTTTATTCATTATGTATGTACGTGCTTGGGTTGCATCTAGTACAACACGCTTATCGTATTCGTTTAGTAGGGCCCCAAGCTTAAGAGCTACGTTACCTTGATATAAAGATGGAGGGTTAACTGCGTTGGGGTCTTGCTTGCGTTTCTTTTTTGCATCTACTTCGGTGAATAGCTTGCGGGCTGCTTCTTCATCTTCAGCCGTCATCTCAAACGGCATGCCCAACTCAAACATTAGCGACGCGGTGTCGGCGGCGACACGGGCATTTACTTGCAGGGATTCTGCAACTTCTTCGTTAAGGTTTTTTGGGATCGGGCGATCCGCAGTTGGCGTAATGTTCAGCATGGGAGGAAAAAGGGCACTCCAAAGTTGTGCGGAATATAACACAAAAAAAGGCCCCCAGTTACGGGGGCCAAGGAGGGGGTATGACAAATACAAAAAAGCTGCCTGTTGAGCAGTGTTGAAATTATATATGGGGGTGGGGCATTTTGCAACTAGGTACCTTTGACGGGGGGTGATCGGCAGGCAAAATGCAGGCGCCTCCCTGCCAGAAAAAATATACCCCCCGGGGGGTGCAAAAAAGAAAAGTGATGGGGGGTGTTTTCAAACTGGCGGATCGTTTGTGCAACACACAGTGTATTGGAGCCGTACCACCCTTTGTTTTAAATTGGGGTGGTGGGGGTCGCTGGGTTACTGGGTGATTGTTCTTCGTGGGGTTACTGGGTACTAGAAAACAAAAAAGCCACGCTGTTTAGGCGTGGCTTATATATAAGGCGCGACTGGCGCGCCGTGTGGTTACTGGTTAGTCGATCGTGTAACTGATATCGGTGTACTCGTCGAGTATCTCAATCACTGCCTCCAGCTTCTCTATGTCCGTACACTTGCCCACTGCCTCGCGTGCCTCGGCGCGTTTGGCTTTGAGCTCTTCGCTGTGTGCCTTGTTCTCTTCGCTGGTCTTTGCCTTGAGTACTGTCTCGAGTTCCTTCAGTTCTTTCTTTAGGTCGACTGTCTCGCCCGTTGGTCTGACTTCTTTCGCTGTTTTACCCTGAGCGATTGCCTTCGCGATCTTCTCGTAATTACTGGCGATCTGGTCTTTGAGTGTGTGCGCGCTCGTGTCGGCGTGTTTCTCAAGTAACTGGGTCTTCTTTGCCTCGCGTTCCGTGGCTTTCTTCTCGGCGACTTTGCTGGTCGACTTTGGCTTTGTCAGTCCAAAAAACTCGTCGAGGGTTTTGGTAAAACGCGCCCATGCTGTGTCCGCGCTGTTGGCGCTGTTGTCGGGGTTGTTGTGCATGTATCCATCTTTCCACTGGGTCGAGTATTCGTTCCACTGGTCAAATGATGGGTCAGTCCCGAGGGTCTGTGCACTGGCTTTCGCGATCTCCATTAACTCGGCGCGGTTGCGGGCGAACCCTCCACCTTGTTCGTATGCTTCGGTGCGTTGTGTGTGGTTGAGGGCATGCACTGGTTGTGCGACTGGTTGATTTGTCATGGCTGTTTCTCCTTAAGGTTAGCCGTTCACTACAGAAGCCTATCTTCTCTAGCGGGTTGTATATTAAGATATGCAACTTACACGAACCTTACAAACCCGATTTATTTTGTAGGTACAAACCCTAGTATGGATTTTGTCTTAAGTTAGTGGTGACAAACTTACAACCAGTCATCATGTCCAAGAAAGGTAGGGAACGGTCATTTCAACGCGGTACGAAAAAAATGGAAGGGTTTTTAGCCCCTCCAAAAAGTTACTGGTTATGAAATTTCTACATAGTCTGGCGCATCATTGCGTTCAAGCACCGTCACTTTTTGTTTAGATTTGTTTTCAATGTATGTGCCAACAATATCTATGAGGGCATTAAACGCATCGTCGCTGATGTATTCATCTAAATTATTGAGCGTGGCAAAAAGACCTAAGTCTCCGTCCTCTCGCATAAACCCGATTGATACGGTTTTCATGCTTGCACCTCATATTCATAGTTCACTTCGTCCAATATAGAGCAAGCGGTTTCAATGCGTTCCAAGTCCTTGCAAGTCTTTGCCAGTTCGAACAATCGGGTTCGCGCTGTTTTTAGTTCTTCTTTGCCTTCCTGTTCTTCCAGTTTGGTTCTTGCTTTCAGAATGTTTTCCAGTTCTTTCAGCGTTGCCAGTTTCTTGGTCGGATTCTTTGCTTGCAGTTCATACGCCTGTTTTAGGTTTTCGGTGATTTGTGGCGTTGGAATACATTCATATTTTTTAGCCAGTTCCTCCGCCTTTTTAGCCCTCTCATTTGCTTTCTTGATAGAGACTTCCGTTTGGGCTTTTGGTGCCACGATACCAAACGATTCATTTAGGCGTCTTGCAAAGCGGGTGAACGCTTGGTCTGCAGAGTTGCCCTTTGCCTGCGGTTTTTCAGTTGTATATCCGTTCACCCAATCGGTGCGGTTTGCTATCCAAGCGGTGTAGTTGGGTTCTGTGCCCAATTCACGCGCATAGATTTCCATTGCCTGACTAGCATCTAGTTCTGATTTTGCAAACAATGCGCCTGACTTTGCTGCCTGACTATTTACCGCCTGTGCTACTAAAGTTTTTTCCATTTGATTCTCCAATAGGAAGTTAAATCCAAAAAAGCCTTCTTTTTTGGTATCCCGATATGAACACGCTATGCTTACATGGTGCTGACAAAACACACTGGTTTCAAAATGTTTAATAGGGAAAGTGACAAATTGACGCCCAGTCATTTCGTCTTATGTTCTGACAATTTTTTATAGGGATCGGTCATTTCAACGCGGTAGCAAACGCAATGTTCTGTTTTTTAAGGGTATTGTTCCCTTTCGAACAATAGAGACAGAACAATACAAGTGTATGATATATAAGGCTTTTTTGCCTATTGTTCTATTGTTCCTAATGTTCTTGGAAAAAAGAGGTTTTGGAAAAATTGCAGTTCGAACGCGCCCCCCAGCATGTGTAATACTTTTGTATATCCGAATTTGACCTCCATATATATTTCTTTAGAACATTAGTACAATAGAACAATACAACAACAATAACAAAGAACTTCTATATAAATCAACAACTTACGAGCGTTTCATAATGTTCTAAATTAACTTACCCCACAAAGAACATTGCAGAACATTAAGAACAATTAAACTTCCCCATTAAGAACAAACAAACAAGTAATACTAAACAGTTTAAACACAAAGACACTTGCCTATCAGACAAGACAAACACTTGACTTTGTATAGTATTTGTGTTATACTGTGGCTCTGCCACGGCAGGGAGGTTGTTGCGTGCGAGTAGGTCGCACCCAGTCTCAGGGACATTCTGACAACTTGTCAGTTTGTCTTTATCGGAGGTCTATATGAGATGTGTCAAATGTTTATCCAACGGCGTAGGTCGCAAGCGCGCTTCTTATGGTCACTTGCTATGCAAGCCATGTGGTGACGAGCAAGCCCTGAAAGATAGAGCCAAGTGGACTGTGGTGCAAGAGTACGGTAAAGGGTGCTATCAGTTC